GTAGGCCAGAATCCCACTTGATTATCGAACACAAAGAAATAGCTCGGATTGTTATTCTTTACATTCTGTGGAGAGTTGAGCCTGTCCCAATCAGCACGAGAAAACACCTGTCTAGGCGTGTATCTGTAAGTGCCGACCGTCATGGTTACATTTAGAACCTTCTGAGCAACGGCGGGAATCTCGTAGAATTGCGTACCGTCCACGGTTGCAGTCGTGAAGGTCTTTTCTAGGAATGGCCATGCAGTAGCGCCCATCATCATTCTGACCCCTTCATTGATGAGGATAGCTCCTAGCGTGCTATTAGCCGTCTCGCCGTTATTGCTCAAGCGCTTGTATAGATCTATTGAACCTGTATAAGTTAGCATATTATATTTCNGTGGATAAAATCGTTACTGGTTCGTACTCAACATCTATCCACCTGACAGCAGGGGCTTCTGTTGAGCCTGCGCCTGTAGCGTAAGAAACAGATACTCGCACCTCCGAGAATCGTACGAGTTCATCGCCTGATGTATCGAATATGTAGCGACTAACTAGGTTGCTTTCCGTAATGGTTGTGTTGAGGTTCATGATCGTAGCGGTAGCTGCTCCATCCGTAATTGCTGAGATTGTAATTGAGCGACCTCCTGCAACGATCTCCCCAAAATAAACAGTAATGCTTTTTATCAAACCAATTTGCCCAGGGTCTACCTGTGGGCTGGCTACTTCTGACACTAGTCTTGCGCTGTCTATGTATCCTGTTCTAAATCTTTGCATTCTACCCGATGCAGTAGAGGCTGATGAAAGGATAGGATATCCAGATGAGCCACCAATAATAGTGTACAGTCCGTTTATAATTCCATCGCCTTTATAGATAAGGTTAAGCCCTGCTGATACTTCTGGATATGGCGAGCTGTAGCAATGGACGATACCTCTTGAGTTCCACTGAATGGAATCGTTTACGATGTACACTCCTCTATGCGTTGGAGTGCTTCCAGTGTACTGCTTGACGGTCGCAAACTCAGTCCCATCGAAAAGCTTGAGCCGAGGAGTTCTGTCAACGCCGTTCGCCTCTCTTGCCGAATCTGCTCCTGCGGTAAAGCAACCGATTGTGGATTTATAAGAAAATGCGCAGGTTACATAATCGTCATTAAGTGGCATGACGAAGGTTGGGTCTAGGTCTATATAGTTCCAGAAGAAGGCTGTAGCGTCCTGTGATCCGCCGTCAGTATCTGGGACAAGCGTTGCCCCCTTTAGAGAGCGGTAAGCGAATACCACTAAAAAGCTGTCCGTCTTGGCGAAGGATGTGATGATGTAATCGGCTGGTAGCGTTAGAGAGCCTGCGATGTAAGTTCCATTTGTTCCGTTAGCTCCGTCAATACCTTGCAAGACATTCCCATCTCCTACATACAGAATATCATTAGCTCCACGGATCATCGGATGAGGATTTGTGTTAAGAGCAGTCGTTGGCGCATTAGTTGGCACGGTAGTCAACCAATCGTCATCAAAAGTCCCATCGCTTAGCCTGTAGCGTCCGATATTCCATGCAGCACCGCCGTCATTGTATGAGTAAAACAAGCACTTTTCTCTAGTGCTGGAGATGTTCACGCTGTATTCGATAGCGTCATTACCTGTAATAGTTCCAGTCCCTAAGATTGTATGTGGCCATGATCCAGTGTTGCTAACCGTGAAGGTCGAGATATCAATTTGATGAAACTTTGCGCCTTGCTCTAGTGCGTAGAAATAATTGGTATTGCTCTCAACACCTGACACGCCCGCTATAAGTGCCGCCGAGATTTCGCTGACATTGGTTGGCGCTTCCGGCATTGGTGATGGAAGAAGATAGCCAATAGCTCGAAAAGGGTCGATAGCGTTTAGCAAAGTGTTTCCACCAGTGCCCATATTAGGCAAAGTCGTCAAAGTTGAACCATATTGGGGTGATGTGCCCTGTATCCAGTCCTCTGCTGAAAATCTGATGAAACTCTTATTGACGCTTGGCATATTATCTGTAATCTCCTCGACCACGAGGCTTGTAATAAATAGTGATTTGCAAGTTCGCTAGATTGGTTAGCGTTCCCGCATCCTCGATAGCTAACCTATCGCCTTGTTCTAGTTGTCTGAATGCCGTGAGGTTATTGCCTTGCCGTGTTACGACTGTATTCGCTGTTCCTGCCGTGCTGATCGTTGTAGCCATGATGTCATCTCCAGCTCCAGGGGCTTCTGTGCCTTGCAACCGCTCAACCTGTAGCGTTCCTGAAGTGCTTGCCGTTGTCCATGATGCGCTTATGCTGATAATCTCTATCGCTGTCTGTGTGATGAATGGAATGGTCGTATAGTTAGCAGCCGTAGCAGAATCTGCACCCAAAAGCTGGTAATGGATTACATCACCGTATTTCCTCTCTACGAGGTTAATGTCTATGGATTCTCCTACGATTTTTGACATATTAGACTACCAATCCCTCGATTACATAAAGCGAGCCGATTGCGAAGGTGTCCGCTCCACTGAACATGGCGATATTTATTCTTGAGATTTGGTCTGCGGTATTATCCCAAACACCAGCAGCAAGGTAGTTAATATAGAATGTCCCTGCGGCGTTTGTGTTTTGCTGTCTCCATCGCACGAATGCACGCTGTGCGTTAATAGTTTTTGTGATGTCAATTACAAACTCCCCTTGAGTGTCAGCGGCTATGCTTTGGCTATCGCTCAAGTTCATGCTGGTTTGTGATGAAGTAGTTGCGCCACTCCATGTATCGGTCTCAGCGTTTGATACTCTTAGGTGTGAGTAGTTTGATCCAGTATCATTATTCAATCTCAATCTAACACTTATACCTGCGCCGTTGCCTGAGCTTGCTACTACGCCCAATTTTATTCTAAAAGCCTTGTAGCCAGTGATACCTGTTACATCGCAGAGTGTTGTACTCGCAGAGCTGAGCGTTCCGCTACCTACGACCGTCCATGCGCCAGCGCCACCGCCTGCCGCCGCTTGAAAGGTTGGGGCTGTACCAACACCGTTAGAGGTCAAGACATGCGTAGCCGTACCCACTGGCACTGTAGTAGCCACACCTGCTGCGCTCCATGTGATGAGTTCTCCGTCTGTACCATCCGCAAGAGCTGCGACTGGGATTCCTGTTACATTCGTCATCACTCCAGATGCAGGAGTTCCGAGGGCTGGAGTTACGAGAGCTGGGCTTGTAGCTCGAACCGTTGCGCCTGTACCTGTCGAGGTAGTTACGCCAGTTCCACCGTTCAATACTGGTAGAGTCCCTATGATGTCCGCCGTTAGGTCTACATTCGTGATGCTATTACCTGTTCCATTAGCGTCAAAGGTCTTATTGGTAAAAGTGTCCGCCGTTGCTTTACCGACTAGCGTATCAGTAGCGGCTGGAAGCGTGAGAGTACCCGATGCAACGGCTGTTGGCTGTACGATTGTCGCACCACTAGTTGAGCCGTTAAGGGAAACATCCGCAACCTGTGTTACTGAGCCTGTATCGCCAATTACGACCACGCCATTTTGNATNATTTTACCTGTAANNCCATCNAATCGTGNAANNGCGTTATCCGTTGAGCTTGCTGGNCCAGCCACATCACCNCCNNCACCGCCTGCCGTGAAATCTAGACCGTNCTCGGCTACATTGACACTNNCANNCTTTCCNGCTTGTCCTAGGTATGTGNTAGGCGTATCTGATAAATCTAAAAATGTCGCAGTAATCGAATCCACAACAACCTTAACCGCACCTGTAGAGTCGGTGAGTATGCGCCTTCGCTCGCCAGAAGTTTCGTCTATGCCGACTAGACTTGGCCTGTTGTTGTCATCAATCTTTGCGTTTTGGTTCGCCATATTATTCTATGCAGCGTAGGCTGCCGTTAGTGTTTGTAATGAGTGCTCTTGGCGTTCCAGTGGCATCAACCCCGAATGCAGTGCCGTTATTGTTCGCATCAACCGTTGGCGCATATGCTTGAGGTGCTCCAGTGTGCAAGCCCAAGCTCACTCGTAGATATCCTGTAACATTGTCGATAGAGAAGGGAACCGGAGCATCTGTACCTGCGTGATATCCCATCACTACGCAGTGGCTATTGTCATCAATTTTTGGCATACTGTTCTCTTTGAGTTTTTAGCTTGGCCTTGGCGCTGTGCAGTAGCTTCTTCTCCTGCTCGATCGCCTTAATCATCTCGTCAATCCACGCTTTCTTTTTGTCTATCTCTAGCTCTTGGCTGACGATTTCCTCGACAAACTTTGTCTTGAGCAAACCAACTGATTCTAGCTCTCGCTCTAGTGATTGCCGTATCCTGCTTATCTGGGCAACCTCGCTCTGTGCGACTGCATCCGCTTGCCTTGCGCACTGTAGCAAGTTTTGCGAGTGGCTTAGCTCTTGCTCGCAGTTTTCTCGTAGCCTGCTAGATAGCTTATAAGTAGCCTCTGTGTTGTTTAAGATGACTTGTACCTCGTCTACCCGCAATAAAACGATCTGAGTGAGTTCTAGTAGCCTTTTCTGCGCCTTTATTGCTTCCTCTTGTATGGCTGGAAGGGCTTTGAGTTCCTCCGCATTCGTTCGCTTGTCCTGTTCTATTGCCTGTAGCCCCTCTAGCCGTGTTCTAGCTAATAGCTCCTCCGTGTGGGTAATCTCAGCTCGCAAGGTGTCAATCTCTAGTAGCTGTACTTTCTTTTCCTCCACGAAACGGTTGCGTTCGACTTGTCGCTTCAAATCAACAGATTGCAGGTCTTTATTGACCCGCTCGATTTTCTTTTTCGTTGTCTGTGTTTTGTCGACTGTGCCAAACAGTTTCATAGTCTAGATAATTTCCTTTTTAGTAGTGGCCTTTGGTTCTACCTTAGCAACCTTTACTTCTTCAGGCGCTTCGAGTGCTTTGGCAATAAATCGCTCTTTCTCATCTAGTCGCCCTGGAGCAATTCCCTCCATGATCATCGCCTTGTCAGATAAATGTTTTGCGAAATGTTCCGCGATGACTGGAGTGAGTAGTATGTCATCTCCGTTCACATCGGTAATTACCTTGCGGTAGATTTCTCCCGCCGTAAATGTGAAAGGTTTTCCGTCCCATGCATGTGTGAAGTCCTCCGCCGTCCAGTTGAAAAATATAGTCATAGTTTAGGTTATAATTTTGTTAAAAGGGAGGGGATTAACCCTCCCATATAACTTTAGTCTAGGCTTAGCATTACTGCTCGGTACTCAGTGTCAACTCCTGCTTGGACGGCCATACCAACGATAGGCTCTCCAATAAGGTCTGCGGCTTCTACCGCACCTGCAACCCCAGTCCCGATTGTTAATGTAGTTCCGACCGCTAGAGTCTCGTCAGCTAGTGCTGCGCAGAATCCTTTAGTTTGCAACCACCCGAACTGTCCTGCTGTGATTGTTACATTAGGGATACCTGTAGGCAGATCAAGCTGATCCGTTGCTGAGATAACAACTGCGCTCCATGGGCTCGCTTGTAGCGAAGCCTCAGAAGAAGTCGTTAGAGCAACCTTGATTGGCTCTGCTAGCGTTACAACTAGCGCTGTTGATAGCGCTGCTGCTGCATGACCACTAATGCGGTAAGAGATACCTTCTCCTGTTGCATCGTTGATTGTGATGAATCCGTCTGCGTATTGGTTCTCAGTAGCTGCTGTAGCTCCTAGAGTTACCGTGATTTGAGAAACTCCGATAGCTGCTGATGCTGCTACGGCGATGTTCTCGTGGTTGGCAACGACTGTCGCTGCTACTGTTAGTTTTCCTGGGTCAAGGTTTGCCGCTCCTGCTTTGCAAAATCGGAAACCTCGTCCTAGATCGTCTTGTACATATGTCCCGATGCTAACTCCCTCAGTAGAGTCGCTGTTAGATCGGAGGTCTGTAGAAGATACCTGTGTAATTCCTGCTCCTGGCATATTACTTGTAGTTATGTGTTTATTAAGCCGCCGTAGTTACGCTTGTCCATGTTGTAGACCCATCTGTATTAACATACATACGAGTCGATGCTGAAGATCCGTCCGTGCGAAGGTATAGAGAACCTTTTGGTGCAGCGAGCGAAGGCACGCCTGATCCGAAGATAATCTTTACCGCATCCGCTGCGCCGATATTGATAGCGTCAGCTCCACCTGCCGTTACCGATGTACCAGACGCTGCAGTAACCTCTCCCGAGAAAGCTCCTGTAGTACCTACCATGCTCGAACTAGTGATTGGACCAGTTACCGCTAGAGTAGATCCGAATGTAGCTGCCTTGTCCGTGGTAAGCCCGAATCGTGCAACGGACGGAATGTAGTTTTCAATCTTAGCCATATATATAGTTAAGAGTGAGTTTAGATTGATGTGATTCCTGTGAGCTTAGCGTTGTATCGAGGGCTCTTTACTACGAAGTTTCCAGTGTGGATAACTCGTCCTGTTACTACTTCTTGGTTCACTGGCTTGCTCCATCCTGTCCAGTGGAATCCAAGTCCTTTAGGCACTCCAGGGCTAGGCACTCCTTCCATTTCTTCTACGGCGAAGTTTACTGGTTCTGATTCTGGCCAATTAGGCAAGATTTGGAACTCCATGCTGTTAGAGTTGAGCATAAACAAAGTACCAGCCGTACACTTAGAATCTGAGAAGATTGGAGCATCACGGAAAGCAAGCTGTTCTGCACCTGTGCGCATGTACATCTTATCTCGTCCGTTCATTGGTACAGTGTACCGTTCGTTTGGTGTTAGAAGTTGGTTGTAAAGCGAGAAAACTGTCTTAGTCGTAAGAATGATGTCTGGTCGCTGTGAACCCTCTGTAGCTGCGTCTGATAGAGCGTAAAGCTGAGCCAGAGTCAAAGCTCCGCCTGAAGCTGTTACACGAGCCTGAAGACCACTGTAAGTAGCTCTAGACTGACCACCGATTGTAGCTACTGCTGTACCATCGTCAACGATAGCTCCAAGTCCTAGGATGTCCTTTCCACTGTTACCTGTACCGTTACCATAGAACTGTGTACCGATACGATCTGCAAGGTCAAGCGTGTCAGAAGCAACCTGTCGCTCCATAAGATCTGCTACCTTTTCCTCAGTGTCGTTCAAAGCTAGGTCAGTCTTAGCAAGAGATACATCTTGGTAGTTGAACTTAGCGTCATAAGTTAATTTGATTGTGTTGTCTACTGCTGCTGATGTAAGCGTGTCAAATCCGCTAAATGATCCACCGTTAGTGTTCACTGCGTGCTTGAAAGGTACTTCAACTTGTGCACCTCGCCATACTCCTGCTTTAGAGCGTACTAGGAAGTAAGATAGTCCTACATTTCCTGTTAGTACACCTTCAACAAGTTTTGGCATTAGGTAGTTCTGCGTTGCATTTGCAACTCGATTGGGAACTGACATAAATGGTTANTTCTTAAAAGAATGATTTAATATTAGTATTTCTGAGCTTTGANGANGTGATTACATTGCTGATNTCGCNTCCCTGTGCTGATGTTTTGCCGTCAGTTTTAGCTGCGATCTTTTTCTTTTCGTCCAGCGTTTCNCGTGAAACANCNTTCGGATAGAGTTGNTTATGTAACTCGTGAGCCTTNTGGAAGTTCGGTCTACCTTGAGAATCCACTACGCCATACTTGTCGCAGATATCTAGTATCTGGTTTCGTACAGTGCTCTTTGGGTCGTTCAGGTTNTTGCCAATCGCTTGGCCTATGTCCGATAGCTCCGTCTCTGCCCACTTAACGAACTCTTGGTTTTTAGCTTCTTCAGCCTTGGCCNTGAGATCTACTTCTTTTTGTCTCGATTCCATCGCACTTATCGCTCTTGCATTCATCTCTTTCTCCATGGCCTCGTAGGCCTCGACATTGTCTCCGAATACAGGCTGTAAGTGTTCTGGTACTCCTCGTTTAACAGTTGCTGTTGGAGATTGCAGTGATTGAGCCTTGAACTCTTCTAGCTGAGTCCTCAGTTCTTGGATCTCGTCTTGCTTCTGTATCCAGCGAGGATGTTTATGAAATGGGATGTTAATTTCTTCAGGAGTATCTTCAGCTTTGGGAGCTTCCGCTTCCTCTGCCTCTACGCCCTCCTGCGATGGCGCATCTTCTTTCGGTTCGACTGTTTCAGTTTGCGACTCTGGAGTTGTCTCTTCCTCTAGTTCTGTCAAGTCGATGTTTCCACCTTCCTTCGGAACTTCCGCAAATAAATCGTTGAGCATATTTTTACGCAGGTTTATCTTTAGTGTCTTAACCGAGAACAAGACATATTATGATTTACGAGTAGTCCTGTGGTTTGATCACCTTCAAGGTCTTGTGGAGGTCATCTACCATCTCAGGCCATTCCATCGATCCGTCCTCATAGGAATCGATAGCCTCACGGAATAGCTTGCTAGCTAGACGGCAAGCCATCGAACCCTCACGCTCCTCTCCTACAAGTGTTTTCTCGCTCAAGGTTGTTTTTGCTTTCGTATCCACCTTGCGGAGAGCCTCGATACATTTTTTGCTGTATTCTTCTTCATCGTACATATTTTTAGATTAGGGGTTGATTCGGATCAGGTGGCATTCCCTCTACCATCTCAGGAGGTAGCTCTTGCTCTCCACCGCCAGCGCCTTCCTTTAGAAGTCCGCCTGGGTCTGTCTTATAGAGCAGTAGTCTCCTTGACGCTTCCTTTGGATCTGAGAAGTTCATGCGCTCGAACATCGTTACTGGGTCTAGTGCTCCGAGCTGGAATAGCTCGATAGCTTCATTTCTCCGTAGTAGCGGGTCTTGCGGTATAAGCGATCCTTCCTTTACCGAGATGCGCAGTCCGTTTAGCTGTCCCTCATCCATGTACTGCTCTAGTGCCACTCCTCGCTCCTCGCCTAGTACATCTCGCAAGTCTTGGGCATCGTAGTAGGTAAATATCATTTGTGCCGTGTAGTTGTACAAGTAATCCACCATCTGCTCGACATGCTCCACGATTAGAGCGACACGGTCTGAGTCCGATTGCTTGATCTCGATTTTACCTTGCACGGTGCGCTCTGATGCGATACCCGATGCAGATGATCCTCTAGTACCAATAATGTTCTCAATCTCGGTAGCAGCGTCTACCTTCTGCCTGTACACATACTCAGGGAGAGAAGGGGATTGGATGCGAGTAACGCTCTCGTTAATGTTGATTGTAGGCGCAATGATCGCTCCACCGTTGCGGAGAGAGGATAGTGCCTGTTTACCAGCGTCCTCGTTGAATTGGCTGTTGAAGATCCACCCACTGTTGGCATCGTCTGCATTCTTGTCGATCTGCCGTGCGGTCTTGTTCACCATGTCCTGCAACGGTATCGCTTGCTCGATAAGGCCTGTTTCGTCGTGCGGGTGCTTGCCAAGGTTAAATACACTTAGGAAAGAGAAAGGCTTTTTAGGTGTGTCGAATAGATTGAATCCTTCTCTTGATGTCGTTGTCGATTCTCCGAACTCATCCATCTGCTCAACTGGTGAATCGTAGTCCCAGTGCGGATTCTGCCGTTTGTCGAGAACTATGCTATCTCCCATCGTCCAGAACACATATTCGTCAGTCCACCATTCGATAGTAGGGATCATCGTACCCATGTTTTTACCCACGAACTCTTTGATAAGGTCGGCTTTATCCGAGAACATCACGGCTAGGTCTTTAGCCTCCTGTTTCTTTTTGTGCCCGATAAACCTTCCTAGGAACTCTCCACCCTCGAAGTTACCGTTAGGGTCTAGTATGAGGTCGTCTGGGTGTACTAGCTCGTACTGAATGGCATCCTTCTTAGCTGACCACGAAATCTTAGTGGCTGAAATGTAATAAATAGCCCAGTGTCGCACGCCCTTCTTGATTTTAGTCTTCAGTGCCTCTCGGTCTGAGATATCCTCAATAGCCTTGGCTACATCGTCCGCAATCTGCACATCTTGCGCTAGTACATAAGGGTCTGGGTTCTGCCGTGAGATGATAGGCAGTAGTGTCTCAACAGACTTAAAAATGACATTATCTACCTGTCTATGCTCTCCGATATCGAATCCGTAGTGATGTCCTAGCCAATACTTTTTATTCGTCTTCTGCTTTTCTACAATCTTCGCTGAGTATTTTGTGTATTGCTCCTCCCAGTTCTTCGCCAGCCCTAAAAGCTCCTCGTCATCCATTTTCAAAGTCAAAACAGGCTCAGGCGCTCCAAGCTCATCTATTTCTGTCGATCCTCCCTTAGCTTTGTTGAACGGAGAAAATAAAGTACCGACATCTCTTATCAGTTTAGCGGCGGCTGAGCCACTTCCTCCTGTTTCTGATCGTTTGATCCCAATCCCCATAATAATAAAAGACAGATATTTAATCCGTCTCTTGTAGAGATGTGGAGTTTTATGCCTCCATTATCGCATAGACTATATTACGATGTCAATTTTTGAAAGTGGTCTGCAATCTGTCAATCTTGCGTAGTGCTCCGTCCTTGTCGTAGTGCATGGTGATAGAGCCATTGCGCATGTCTAATATCCCGCTATCTAGCAGGGCTACAAACAGGTCATTGTGCTCTATCAGTATCTCCTGCCAGTTGATTATCTTCATACATCTCTCCAGTCTTTAGGTGGCTTAACTCCACGGAATGCGTTGGCGGGCATGCCTCCAACCATAGGGTCGATCGCATAAGACGATCCAATACCTCGCATAAACTCCGTATCAGGCTTTACTGACCCCGCTTGGCTCATGCCGAACTTATCCATTCCGATTCTCCAGTACGAGATAGCATGTACTAGATGGTCTGCACCGCTTCTTTGGTACACAAACCGCTCTTGCCCCACTGAATCCTCCTCCGTTACTCGATAAACATTAGCGTAATGAGTCCATGCCTCCCACCAGTCCTTTTGGTTGCCCTTTAGCGGGATACTCTTAGCCTTGAACTCATCCATCACTAGCTGAATGATTCTGTTACGGTCTGCGACCACCTTCCCCGATTCATCGCCCTTCCCCCATGTAACCAACTGCATGGTCTTGCGATCCATCCTATAATAGCAAAGAAACACTCTGCCTGGGTAATCCTCTTGCAGTTGTCTAATACCGTGAAGGTCTCCGCCTTGGTCTGATACCACGACCGACTTAGGCCATCTATCTAACATTTGTCTAATATCATCATATCCATCGCATTTACCTGCTGACCATAGCCCTTGGTTGCCACCTACCACATACCAGTTAGGCAGACCTGTATCTAAGCCAATCACAATAGGCGCTTCGATGGCGTAAGGAGTATCGTCTAAATTATCCATAAACTCCGCCTCGGATAGCCTTCCGCCCAATCCTTCATACGGTAAGCCGAGTACGAAGTTGTGAAAGTATTCGGGGCTTTTAGTGCGGTACATCTCTACAATGTATGAAGCTGGAGTCCATGGGGCCATCAGCAAGCTTAGGTGGTAACCGCTCCACTCTGTGTTCTCTGGCTTCATGGCGTTCCAATAGCCCACGGATCTATTCCTGTCGGATAGCTCTTGATTGCAGGCTTTGCAAACATAAACCTCTCGGCCCAGGTCTACTGAGTCTGGCCACGAGAGAATCTGCTTTTGCTTGCAGTCTTTGCAGGTGATGATCCACTCCTTCTGGTCGGACTTCTGCCATGCTACATCTACGCCTGCACCTACAGATGAAGGGTTTGAGAATATCCACTCCCACTTATGCGGTGAATGCTGTTGGCGTGATGCGTACTGCTGAACCACGCTTTGTTTGCTTCTGTCTAGCTCGTCATGAATGTTTAGGTCGCTTGAGAATGATAGCGCCGCTCTCTCAGTCCATGTCCCCCTTATGTAAACCGTGTTCTGTCCTATGCGTTTTTGCTCTACGCTGTCCTTCTCGTCTACATAGGATTGCAGGATAGGGTTGTTCCGAATGATGGGGTCTATTTTACCACTGACAAAGTCTCTTGCATCGGTTGCGGTCGGTAGCGTGTAGGCTACATTCATTTTCAGCTTCTCAGCGCACCACAGGAACTTATAGATGGCCGCGATTGAACCTCCTACCTGTGCGGCCTTTAGCCACACTTGCTTTGGATGCATGTCTCTCAAGATATCAAACCAAAACATATGGTCTACCAAGTCGTATGGCTTCCCTGTTTCTGTTTTGATGTGGTACTCGCTTAACCAAGCAATAATGGAGATGTCGCTGAGTTTCATTTTATATTGTTACCGAGCCTTTTTTGTCTAGTGCCATCTCTGTGTCATATGCCTCCTGTAAATCCTTTTGTTTGGCTTTGCTCAAATCCTTGCTNAGTATGTGGCTGTCCATCTTCTTCGCGGCATCGTCTCCGTGTATGCTACGGTATAGCTTTTCTGTATATCCGTATGGCTGAGCGAATGCTCGCATGTGCGCTAGCCTGTAAGTGTCATTGTCTTGAACATTGAACCATCTGCACTCTTTGCAGAATACACACGCTTCTCTTTGCATGTTATCGACTGAGCGTAGCACTTTCCATTCGTGCCATTTGTTCGCTTTGCATTTAGACGGATTGAACTCTTCGTACATATTACTCGTTAATGCCGAATATCTCCGTAATCTTTGCTTCCTCTTTGTCTGTAGTGTTTGGCTTTAGTATCACTGGCTTAGCTCTTGGCTTGAGTGCTTGTATCACTTTGCGTACACGCTCATTCGCAACTGACTCTGGCGCAATGACGAATCCTAGAATGATTCCTACGATGAATGTTAGAAAGCTCATAGTTTAGCAAGTTTTTGTTTTAGCTTGGTTTCAAATGCTTCTCTGATTTTGATTACCTCATCTGATAATGCGCTTAGTTCTTCTTTGGTTTCTGTGTCTGGCTCTAACGCTATCTCCTGTCTGGTTGAATATCCTAGATCTTTCCCCTGTGTCGTTACGAGTAGCTTGGCTAGGTCTGCTTGGATTCTTGCTACTCCTACATCAACCTTATCTCCTCCGTTGTTGAGGTCTAGTTCCATCAACTGTTTGATTTTTCTTTCGCCTGTAAATGTAGCATTCAGCCTCCACAATCTTCCAATAAACCATTCTGTCGTAGTTATAGTGTCTGCTGTTCCGTCAGTATAGCCTGCTTTCATCGCTGATCGTGTTGCATTACCAAATGTAACTCCCTTGGGGTTTGTGTAGTATTCCCAGCATTCTTTCTGTCTGGGATCTAGTTGCCATTGGTTCGCTCCGTTGGGGTTTGTTTTTGGCATATGTTTAGTTTTTGCGACCACTTCCCTTCCCTCTTTGAACCCCCCTGAGCTTTATTTGTGGGTGCTTGCTCGGTGGGGAAGGGGTTTAGCTTTTAGCGGTTGGGTCATTGCCACCTTTGTTTGTGGGCTTGTATTCGCTCTGTGCTTTGCGCCAGCATTCCTCTGAGCACATGTGTCTGAAAAATCCGTGGTATGTTACGCCATCGATAGTCTTATTGCACACATCGCATGTCATAGTAGAGAATGGTCGTATCTGATGTCGGATACATTGCCTGTTTTTTCTAAGTCTTTGACCCATCTCTTTAAGGCTTCTTTGTTTACGAGAAAAACATGTTGTGGCTTATCGCCTGATTTTCTGTGCTCGGTCCATGATAGCGATATTGCTTGCATATGTTTATAGTATAGCATGTGCGTAGGTCTGCTCTGCTGTAGGGTATCCGTCTAGTCCTAGGTAGGCTTCTATTTCTATTATTTCCTTGAGTATCTTGGAGGGGTCTGCGCCTGTTGCTAGTAGGAGTGCGATGTTATTCTTTGCAAAGATTGCTTTCTGTTTTTTTGAGATTTTCATAGTTATTATAGTTTTTACAGTTCGAGCATCCGTATCCATTGATGTTTACCTTATTGGTATGAGTTGCGTCAGCTTTGCAGTAATAGCAATACAGTCTGTTTTTGTAGCCCTCCAGTGTCCAAGTAAAATTAGTGATAGTCATAGTTTACCAAATGGTTATATCGCTTGCGCCGTTAATGCTCCATAGCTTTTTAGCGGTGAGCTTGTAAATCTGACTGTCGTCTATCCAGAGGATTCCATTGAGAGCGTCAAGGATCGTCTTGCAGTAGTTGTCGATGTCGGAACGGTTTATGCACGGTGCGCCTGTGCTCTCCTCTCTGCGCTTCTTTGACCATGATTTGGGCATTGCTACCAAAAAGGTTATATCAACGCTTAGAGGGGCTTGTAGTGGCTTTCTGGGGCATTCTTTGTCCTGTCTGACAGCAAGCGCAATAGCTTCCATTGCATCTTTGGTTCTTTNNGGGGTGTATGTNCCCCANCNNGTTACTCTNGCCCTTGCCTTTGGTATCGGGTTCTGGTTAATAATAAATCTCATAGTACCCTTAGTGCCGCCATGTACAGCAGAACGAAGTCGATGGCACGGTGTTTACCTATCTTGGCTTTCTTTCTGGCTACCTCGATCGCCTTTAAGTCTATGACCGATAGTATCTTGGAGGGATTGTTCAGATAGAGCATGGTGTGCCACATCTCGCATTCTAAGGCGCATTGTCTGCATAGGTTCTTGCGGTGGCGTAGGCGGTGGCAAGTATCGCATTTAAGTTTCTGCATATTTTAGGCTTAGATAACGCTTTTCTATCTCCATCATACCACCTAGCTTGTACTTGC